AGTTAAGAGTAATAGCAACCGTAAAGGTTGCACCAGATGCAGTATTATCAGATAATACGACTCCCGTATCTTCAGTAGAAATGGTATAAGTACCAGCTACGGCTCCTGATGTTGCATCACTAGTTACAGCCGAAGTGACAGTATCAATTCCGCTAGCTGCAATATTAGCACTATTAAACTTTTTGCCGGTTGAACCAGCAGTTCCAGGAGCTGCATGTGTAGAGCCAGTAAACTCTGCAGCAAATGCAGCTTCATTAATAAACACATATTTAGAATCGCGGTTTATAACTGTTTTATAATAGTTTGAACCACCATCTTTAACAGCATCTGAGTACAGCGAAAGTCCTTCAAAGATTTCTAAGATTGTACCTTTAACACCGCTAAAGACTCCATCTTCGTCGATAATGGCGATATGTACTTCATCTTGAGCATCAGAAGCTACATTAGCTGCAGCCCAAGCAGTTGTTGTTGGTAGCGAACTAACATTATTATTTAAAGTACTATCGTCAAAGTTTCCTCCGTTAACAATAGCCATCGCAGCTTTAAATTGCAGGCTATTACCTGCAGTTCCTGGACAGCGAGCTTGAACAACACCAGGCTTATTTCCGAAAGTTGCTGATCCAAAATCTTCTTCTTTCTTGATAAGTGTGTTTGTTGTAAGTGATCCGTGTCGAGATCCAGCCGCATTTAACGCGCTGGCTGAACACGCTCGTGAAATACGAAGCGTATTACTATATTTTAAAAAGCTTGCGGCCTGTAAGAATGAAGTGTAGTTATCGTACTGACCACCAGTGGTTGTATCCACCGGAGCTCCGTATTCATTAATTAGTTCCTTCTCAGAAGATACCAATTTTACTTCTCCTACAGGACCCCAGCTGAAGTGACCTGCAAATGCACCGATCGATGTCGATACTGCGGGGATCACATTTGTTAAGTCAATTTCCTTGACTTCTACTCCGGGTGATACCTGAAATGCCATTTTAGTTTTTTCCTTTCAATGTGTTATTAATAAGTTGATTCATTATAAGATTGTTTCAATATTTCTATTTATACACCAATAGGTTTAGAGATCGTGCCACGCTTTAACTTCATTAACTAATTCTTCGTATTTATTCCCAGTATCTGCAGAATTGCTTATAACCCCAAATGGCGGAACATCGTTTTCAATCTGCTCCATCTTTTCTTTAAATAACATTTCTTTTAAATCAACCGTTGATATATCACCAAATGCTTCCGATGATACAAACCAAGCAAACATAACCAAATTCATTACTAAATCATCGTGGTTACCAGAACTAGCTTCATAAGAACTTCCTTTAACCTCAAACGTAGAAAGCTCCAATATAGTATGTTCGTCAATAATATTAAGCTTACCTAATTCTATTAAATCTTTTAGGTTTGAGCAGCCAATCCGCTTAATCCTTTTTGTCATCATTACGCCAATACCATTCTTCCGCACGCTCGACTCTACAAACATATTTTCATATTCGTGCTCATAATAAACATCGTTACAGACAACCATACCAGCATCGTTGTTTTCAATAATGACTAATGCTTCGTTATATTCTCTTGCTACTCTTACAATAATATCCCCTAAAATCATAGGTGATATCATATTATCTCTGAATGTAGCAACCTGTCTAAATTTTCCGAATGTTGAATCAATGACAGTGATAGTCGAATAATCTTGTCCACGGCCTTTTGAAACGTCAACTGTAATCACATATTGATGATCTTCTTGCGGATCTTCATAATATTTTACTCCCCTATGACACCTTTCAGGTGAATGCATTTGCAAGCCTAGAAGAGTATTAGATGAAATAAGAGTATTTGATGTTCCAATAAAGCTATTACCAAATTCTTGATCAAATTGTAATTCTGATGTATTGGCAATAGTCATTGCTTTCCATGCCTCATCCCTACCAGGAACATCCCACCAATCTACTCTAAATGGTGCAAATTCGTTCTTCTTTTTCTGTGCACCTTCCCAAAGACCGCAGAATATATTTCCAATACCGTTGGCTGTAGAAGTAATAATTACCTTTGTTTCTTTACCAGCAGAAACTACTGGGTAAGTAGAGGTATAAAATTCGTTCGCGTTCTCAACAAATGCAAACTCATCAAGGAAAAGAAGGTTTACAGAAAGGCCACGAATAGAACTAGCTGATGTAGCAGAAGCAATAATCTTTGAATTGTTTGAAAACTCAATAGATCCTTTATTGAGAGCTTTACACCCGGGCTGTAAGAAAAACGGAAGATTTTCGAGTGCAAGAGTAATACGGCTTAGCATTTCCCTCGCGGTAGATCCTTTGTTTGCAAGTATAGTAACAGTCTTTTCGGAATTAAAAAGAACATACCATAGAATATAGATCACTGATGAAATAGATTTTCCTGATTGTCGACATGCAAGAACTATATTAAAGCGATTGTCATTAAACTGTTTGAACATCTTCTTCTGATATTCATAAGGTTTAAATGGAACTAATCCTTTATCGAGAGATATAACTTTTACATATTTTTCGGCAAAATATATAGGATCATTCATGCATTTAACATACTCTTCAACTTCTTCAGCTGAAAATGATGTTTGCAAACCATCCTTTTTCACAAGCGGATTACCCATGTAACCGCCATTACCATTTACTAAATTATCAGACATCTATAGATTTATCATCTTCATTATTTTTCTTAAGATACTTTTGTAACTCTGTAGTCGAACCAACAAAAATAGAATTGTTTGTTGTTGTACTCGAAGGTCCGCTTTTTTCTTGTGTTATATCTTTCCGGGTCTTTTGCAGTTTAATAAGATCTTGTGACATCTCACTCGTGTGTTTTATCATTGTAGATAAAACCTCAAAAGCTCTAGGATGCTCTGAATCTGAAGCAAGTGCCATCATGTGATTAATAGCTTCACACGATTGATCAATTAAAGACTTCATTTTATCTCGAGAATATTCGAGATCAGTCTCTGTATCGTTTACTATCTGAGAGTTTGAAACTTCTATTTGTGGTATTTCACTTATTTCAAACTTTTCTTCAGTATCTTCATTATTTTCATCTTCAAGATTCATGATCAAAACCAAATGTGGTTGTTATAGTATCAGTGTCATCCAAAGGAGCACTGTCACTGTTTGCTACTGCAACCCGAATATTTTCATTATTAACACCATACGGATTAGTTGCTTTTAAAGCGGTATTAACATCATCAAATAAGAATGTATCAACTGTTCTTATTAATCCTTGTTTAGTAACTCCACCAGAAAATTTTACTTTCATACTAAAGTCGAGGGTATATAATATAGTTCTCCTCGTTTCAAAATCGCCTTCATAATCATCATTAAGAGTTAGAGAGTTTAGTATAATAGGAACATCAGTAATTGTATTAGCTCCCTCAAGTTCTTTTATACTTACTGTGTATTCAGGAGAAAAAGTAGGTAAAATTTGTTCTACTACCTGCAATGCTTCATCTTGATTAAGTGCATAAACATTTAGTTGCATTCCTATAATATAAGGAACACTTTGATAAAGTGTATTAACCTTATTCGTATCTCCTTCAATAGGAATAAGCTTTTTATTAAATCTATTTAATTTACTTTCGTTATCATACTCCATTGAAGTTATTTCAAAACTAATCCGCGGGAGTTTAATAGCAATTGTTTCAGCTGTAGAACCCGATGTATCAGATTGAATACGAGCTAAAAATTTCTTCCTGGGCCCATATGCAACTGGAACTTTTTCTTCTGTAGCACCCGGCCTTAAAATTTTAATATTATTAAATAGAGTACCAAAGACAGCCACTGACTTACGTACTGTTTTATTATAAAAATGTGTTCCACTTAACATGTCTTAGGTTGTTATATTTGGCATTCCAAAAGGATTATTTTTAGTAAAATCAATAAATGAATTACCCTCTAGTTCAAAATCAGTATTGTCAGCATAAGGATCATTATCATCAATTGTGCTGAAAGAATCAATTGTTATAATAGGATAAGAAGGATTAGGAGTATTTTCTGATCCTATAACATTTCCCCAGCTTCCTTCGGTTTTAATGAAACCCCTATTGCTATTATTACTTGCTCTTTGATTAACAACATCAATATAGTTAGTTCCAACATCTACAACTTCTCCGGTAACCGTAGTTGTACCATCAGTTTGTGTAACGTCTTCTCCAACTGCAAATGTACCACTACCGCTTCCTAAGTTTAAGCGCGTTCGTGTAGCAAAATTTATTTCAAATTTGTCTACCTCAGCAACTCCAGTATCGATCTCTTGATTGTTGTACTCAAATTGCTGACATGAAAGTTTAAATGTAGGAACGTTTTGTAGCTGATAAAACGGAGTCTCATCTTCAACATAATTAATCTCAAATAAACCATTAACAAGAGGAAAGAATATTAAATCACCTTCTTGTGGCCTAACTTCTGTAGGATCTTGGAAACGAGAAACTAGCTGTTCCCATCGTCTGTTTGATACAATAAGATTTACGCTATCTCGTATTTCCACACCAAACTTTGAAAGCAAATCTCCTTCTCCACCGAAGCCATCAGTATTTTCAACATACATTTCAATTTGAAATGCTTCACCAAATTTAGAAAGTGCATCTTCGTTAAAGATAGAATCCGTGTTTACAATACTCCTAGGAATATAGAAAACATCATGGCCATAAATCTTAAGAGCCTCTATAGTAAGATCTTCATAGAGTCTCTTTTCAGATGTTGCCCCTTGGCTGAAATATACATTCCTTGGCATATTATCCTATAAAATCTAGTGGTGGTAATTCGTGTTCAAGGCGAATCTTTTCTTCAAGCTTTTCTATATCTGCAATAGCATCATCATAAATAGCTCGCCCATTCATTGTAACACCGCCCGGTAAAACCATACCTTCGAATTTAATAAGGTTTAATCCCCATTGCCGTTTGACAAGAGCAGTCGAATACTTTTTAAGAAACATGTCGTTATATACACCAACAAATGTTTCAGGATCAACTGCGCTGTACCCATCAAAGACAACGTAATTTCCTACACCAAGATCCTTTAGAGTGTCTGTGTGAAAATTTACTCTACCTTTATGTCGGCTATATTGTATCATTTCGTAAACTCCATTAACGTTACGATCAATAAGTGAAAGATATTGTTTAGTCAACTCATAGTTAACGATACCACCAAATGAACCATTCAAATCGAATACATCATTCATGTGTAGCTGATAGTCGACAGAAAAAAGGGATGTTCCAGAATTATTATTGCTTATATTAAATACATTATTAATAGATAGTATATTTGCTCCAGCTGACAGAGAAATATACCCGTTATCAATATCAGTTTGAGTCACTTGATGCTTAAGAAGATTGCGCACTACTGCATCACTGTGAAATTCTTGATAAAATTGAATTGCTTCATCGACACGATCTTCGATTTGATCATCGTCGACATTTATTTCGATAACAGGATGGCCTAATGCCCTGAAACAATAATCGATAAGTTTTTGTCTTGTATTTGGTATAGCCATATTATCTATTTATAATATTTTAAC